GCCCGCTGATGAACTTGTCTCGGTTTTTGTTTGTCGTGGTAGTCATGTCTTGGTTCCTTGAGTGAGGGGTGTTGTTATGCCGTGATGTCGAATGCGTTCTGTTCTGAGCTTGCGTCTGCGTCCATGTCCATGAGCTGGGCAACTTCCGTCCACACGCCCAACTCCATTGCGTTTTCCTGCATCGCCTGAAACTTGTCCATACGCTGCACGGTTGGCCAGCTCTGAGATGTTTCCCCACGGTCAAGCCCGTTGCGGATGTACTCAATTTGCTTGGTCATTTTCTTGACTATCGTGGTGATGGTGGTCGTGGTCATTTTTGAGTTCCAGTCAGTCAGGTTGTTTGAGTTAAGCTTCATAACACTATTGAATATATCGACCCGCTATATTCTTTCAACCCCTATTTCTCATCAGCTCAGGCTGCACGGGTTCATGGAGGATACTTCCCCCCGGTAATGCTAGGGGCAAACGCCCCGCAGAAAATTCTCAGAATGGTGTGAGATTCCTGCGTAATGTCGCCCCGTCAGGAAGGAACCCGGCCAGCTCGATCATTCCGGTGAGCTGACCGGGCACTGCTCCCATGTTGGCTCCGTGGTTTGGGCACGACAAGGCCAACGGCTTGTCTGGAACTCTGCGGGCACCCCGTAGGCAACCCGGCCACCCTCAATATCATCGGGTGAACTTCCCTGACACTCACGGTTTGTCACCACATGCCGCCGCAAGGTGCGGCAAACTTCAGCCTGATTTAACCAACGTGATATGACCGGGCCAAGTGGGTGGCCCTCCTCTGTATGCTACTCTGCCCCCTCTGGAATAGGATCACAATGCTCCCGGCATTGGGAGCAGATGTCCTCATCAATTATCTCTGCTGCACAGCAGCCGGACACCATCGCCACCTCCCCGTCAATGGTGACAGTGAACGTGCGCTCTGTATCGTCTCTTGCGATCTCCTCCTTGGTCTTGAACGTGAGGGATTGCTTGACAAGTTGCCGGGTGCCGAACACTGGCAACCCCTCAATCCCCTCAACCACCTCCGGCTTGTACACCCAACCTCCATCCACCCGGATGATGCTGCCAATCGTGTTCAGCCCCGCAAACACCTTTGTCTCATCCCGGCCATCCTTGTACTTGATTGTTTTCTTCATCTCATTCTCCCCAAGGTGAAATGTCCAGCAGATTCAAAGCCAACTGAATCGCATCTGGACACGGTTCATAGTATGCCCCGGCATCCACAGCCCTGTCCGCTTCAAGCCACAGCCAGTCCGGTGGCCGGGCAGCAGGCCAGTCCATCCCCAACAACGTGCCGCAACGCTCCGGCTGGAACCCCGTCGTGAGGTCAATGATCTGGTTCCGCTCCGGGAGAGCAGCCCACACATGCATCTCAGGCATCTCCCCCTTCATGATCTGAATAACATTGGTTGCGCTGTCGGCCTCCCACTCATAACCATAGTGCGTTGACACCACTCCATCGTCCAGCTCCGGTGGAACCCGTGTCCAAGATGCCCCGCCAGCTTGGAGGATGGCCCGGTGTCCTGCCTGTTGCAGCCGGATGCAAGATGCCTTTGCCCAATACAGGCAGGCAGCTCCGATGTTGCTCCCAACATACCGCTCTGCCATCATCTGGCGAATGTCTTCAACAATTGTGTTCCGGTTGCCTCTCTGGTGTGCTGTCCGTGTGTCTCTCATCGCTGGCCTCCTCCTCCAGTTCCATTCTCACAATCTTGGTTCCAGCCGGTGCCTCAATCCGCAGCCGCACTGACCTCACGCCGCACCGGGTTACAAACACCTTGGACTCCCCTGTCATCTTGACGCCCTGACCTGCCTTGCGTGTGATGCACAATCCCATCTCAATCCCTCCTCATGATATAAGCCAAATGGCAAGACACCCCAAAATAAATGCCGCCACACAACAGACCGCTCCTTGTACCTGCTTTGACATGACTGACTCCATTACCAGTATGACTCCCCGCACGCCCCCATGACGTTGCAAAATTCTGACTCACTGATCTCCCCAACCGCTGTCCCACTGCTGTCTGTGACCTGAATGTTGTACCCGGTGATGTCGTTGGCCAGACACGCAACGTGGATGATTTGATGAGCGACAAACTCCACCTTGGAGCCATCCGACATTGTCACCTCATAATCCCATTTGAACTTCATCGTGTCTCCCCTCTCCTTGGCCCTCTCGCCAATCCCAATTCCTGCCCCCATAACTTCCCATGCCCCTCATCGTATTGGCTCCTGCGCCCAATGAGGGGCCACACACCAACAAGGGGATGACCGGCCCCCTCAGACCGGCCACCCCCCATCCAACCGCTCCCAGAGCGGTGACCGGCCCCCTCAGACCGGCCCCGCTCTCAGGTGGCTTACAGGGATGACCCCCTGACCATGACAACCTCGTCATGGTGCCACCCAGCAAAGAACTGAGCGTCAATTTCCTCGTCACTCCAACCGATGGCCCGCTGCTTGTTTGCCTTCCGCAGTGTGCGGTAGCTCACAATGCGTTCCAGACCATTCTCACTGATGGCCTTGCGGTATCCCCTGAACCTCTCCAACAGTTCCTGATCGGGGCAAACCTGTGCTTCAATCTCTGCGTCATAGTCCACTTCGATGATCGTGAACCTGTCCATCGTGGCAGCGTCCATCTGGTTGCGGCTCACATACTGTCGGTCAGCCCCGGTGCCATAGGTGTTGGCGGTGCAGATAATGTAGCTCTGCTCATGCCGAACTGCCTTGGGGCTGTCCTTCCGCTCCGGCAACATCATGTAGCCGTTGTCGAATGACTGGTTCAGGCTGCACATCATGTTGTCGTCGGCGGCATCGAACTCATCAAAGAGAAACACCCCACCAGCCTCATACGCTTTCACATATGCTGTCTGGTTGTACTTCTCGTCACCGGTGTGGATGTTCGGCACGCTGCGTCCGAATATCTTTGCCTCAGTCAGACCGCCTGAGCAGCTGAGTCCGTCAAAGCTGACATTGAGGATGTCGGCAACCTGCTTCGCCAAAACCGTTTTGCCGGTTCCAGCCGGGCCAACCAGCATCGGGATCTCGCCCATTGCGATCACATCCAAAACTTTCTGGAGGCAGCTATGAGCCTTGCCTTCAATCTTGTCTTCCACATCGCCGGTCTTGACGACGATGAAATGCTCACGGGGTGCGACCTCGGCAACCCGGTTGTCAACAGTCTGCTCCAGAGCGGTTTGAGTCTCTGCGATCTTGTCGTTCAAAAACTCAACCAGCTCCTTGGTCGCAGCTGCGATTGCTTCCGGGTCAACCGATGCGTCTCCACCAGCTCCACCGTTGGACTCAATCTCAGTCAACCGGCCCTTGATCTCATTCAGCCGTGCGGTGTTCCAACCCTTGTATGAGTTGATACCGTGCATGACTGTCTTGATCATTTCGATTCCCTGATCTGCCGTCATCATTCCGTTTTTCATTTCGGTGGTCATCGTTCAGTTCCTTGAGTGAGGGGTTTAACAACTTCAACGCTATTGAATATATCGACCCGCTATATTCTTTCAACCCCTATTTTTGGTCAGAAAGGGGAGCAGATAGGTGGAGGCTGTCGTTACCCCTGATATAGCAGGCGCAATCCACCCGCAGAAAACTGTCAGAATAGTGAGAGAAAGCTATGCCGGCTGGCCGAGTTCAGGTGGCTTGGGCTGCTTCTCCCGCCGCCAGTGGATCTTTGCCGCCAGCACGAACTCATCCGGCACGCCCTCAATCTGAACCTTCACGCCGTGCCAGAACAAGCCTGATCTCGCACGCTCCTCAATCCACTGCTCATCAAAGCAGCCGAACACATACACGTCTCCATCCCACTCCCGTATTGGCACCACCTCATACAAGTTGGCCCAGCTTGTTCCATGTGAAAGCATCATGGTAGTGACCACCCAATCCCGGCCCTCCCACTTGAGTGGTGGCTTGATTCTCTCATACCACAGCAGCCTGCCGCTGTATGTCTCCACGGCCCGGTCGAACAGCTTGCGAGGCACGGTGAACTTGGGTGTGCTAATCTTCCAAGTCATCATCCCCGCCCTCTGTGCTTAACAGCATCTCATTGGCAACCCGGTATTGACGGAATGTTGCCTTGGTGATGAACCGCTCACCTAACAGATCCCGCATGACCTGAAAGAACACGATGTCTGTCTTGGCCCGCTCTCTGCGTTGTTGGCGATCTACCGGCCAACGGCTCAATGCTGATATTCTATTCTTCATCGCTGACCCTCCTGCGTTGCAGCACCGCTATGATATGCTCAATTGGGAATGTCTGAGTGCTGGGATCAAGCGGCCCGTCATCCCGTGTCCTGAGATCAGACACAACCACGTGCGCGTCACTCCTCCCGGTCAGTACCCCGTACACGCCAATGCGTGAGATCAGCTCAGACACCTTCAACACTGACTCAGTTTGACTGAGCGTATCGTCTGCGAGGATGCCCCGCATCTCATCCGACACCTCCTCCATGCGCTCCATGTTTGGATCGCCAAGCAGCAGCCTGTCGCCTATCTGGAATGGCGGCAACTCATCCTCTGATTCCCCACCATACAACTTGATCTTGATATCCATGTCATCCTCACTTTCATTCCCGCAAATATAGCGGGCCGCCAGTGGTCGGTCAATATCAAAAAAACCAGCCCTCTGCCGGAGGAGGAGCAGATGGGCTGGCACGTGTGACGCGCACCCGACAGGGAGACAAGCTGCCAATTGGTTCACGCCACGGTTGTTCGTTGTTATCTGTGCTTGGTTCTCCCGGCTCTTTTTGCTGGCGGGAGGTGACGGGCTGCTATGTCAACGGGGATGTCGTCTGGCGTTTGTCGAACGGTTGACACCAGCGGCTGTAACCCCCTTGCCAATGCCTCTGACTCAGTCAGACTTGTATCTGCTGCAACCTCCTCCACCGGCTCCCACATGCCCTTGTCGTCCCACGACCGCTGGAATGATCTCAGGTCAGTCATCCTGACCCCGCTCTCCAAACCCTCATGGATAGCATCCAGCACCTTGACCGCCTCATCATTGTTTGGCGCCGACACGATTGTGTGTTGATCCCGGCTGTCTGGATCTGTCTGCACCCACACGGCTGTTTCCCCCGGTATCCTGCCGGAGCTGGCAACCCTCATGCCCAGCTGCCAGAACCCTGACCAATCAGTAATTTTGTCGCTCACCCTCACCACCAGCCGCTCATTCATAATCACCCGCCTGACCTCTTGGATGAACCCTGTTGTATGTCCTTGGTGCTGACCGCTCCTCTGCTTCTGCTTTCATCTGACTGGGGCTGGGTGGTGGCGGCTCACGGTATGGCACCCGGTCACCGTCGATGCGGATGTCATCGTGTTCCTCCATTGTCACTATCCTCCTGATCAATTCCTTCTTGGCCCACCCGTGATAATGTTCTGGTTCAACCAGCTCCCAGCGATACAGCTCCCTCCGGGTCAGCTCCTCATTTGGGGGAACCTCCTGAGCCAGATCGTGAACATAATCACCCAGCTCCTCCCGCGTGTGCAACTCCAGCTCCTCGATGCGGTCACCAGCTTCTGGGTTGGTGTCCAGAACTGTTGAACGCTGCCAGTCATTCAATGGCTCCCTTCCCTGCTCAACCTCATGCTCTCTCATTCTGTTCCCCTCCTGAACATCACCAGCCACTTGCCCCGCTGCGTGTCGTACACCCACAGCCCAATGCCGTGCTTCCCTGCGACAACTGCGGCCCGGTCAACATACCTCCGGTCATCTGAACTTTTCAGCAACAGCAACAGGCCCGGCTCACGGCCTGTGCAGATCCCATAGTACAACGCTTGGCCGCACCCCTCTGCCCACTTGGAGGCCCAATCGCATTCAATGGCCCAGCGGTCATTCATCAGATCCACCCGTGTCCCGGTTGCCAAGGTGACCTCAACACCCGTCTCTCTGTCGCAGCCCAGATCGGCTGCCAGATCCCGGCACCACTCCACCTCTGTTTTCCTGATGGCACCTGATGACACCGTGGAAACCAGCAGTGTTTCCGGGATGCCTGAATGAAAGCCCCGCTTGTCTGTCTGCCCCGGTATCTCATCCTGAGACGCGCCCGGTGCCGGTGGTTGTTCCGGCTCCGGGCTGCGACGCAAGAGATGGCCCCCAAGCAACAAGACGGTGGCTATGGATACCGCAGCTCCAGCCTTGCTATTTTTCATCACGCCCCCCCTATTCAGTCTATTCAGTTGGACGCAATGAATCGCCAACGATCCAAGCAATTGCCACAGCCAGCACGCTGGTCGCAGTTTCTGCATCAACGCCCAAGACATCATGTGCAACAACGACAAACACGCCGCCCACAGCCGTCCAGAACCGCCGTGACTTCAGTAATGACTTCAGCTTTGTAACCATCTGGCCACTCCTCCTTGTTAAGTAATTGGAATGTCAACGCACTCCAGTTCCCCGGTGTCGGATAGAATAACACAGTCACGCTTCAAGGCCCAACCCCTCTGTTTGATTGCGGGCCGCTTCCAGCCCCAAACCTCAATCTGGTTGCCTGCCTTGAGCCAAGCGGCTGCCTCATTCATGCACCCCTCGCCAACTATTTTCCTCAACCGGTCAAGCCTGTTGCCAAATGTCGTGACTTGGAGTGCTAGCACCCCCACATGATCAGGTCTGATAGCAACAAAGTCAATAAAACCAAACAGGTCTTTTGTGATATTCCATCTGACCTTGTACTCAGTCCGTCCAACCAGCCAGCCGCTTTCCTTGCACCTGTCCAGCGTCATCTTGTTCACTGGTGCCTTTGGCTTGCGTTTTTTCTTTCCAGCCTCCATCACACTCCAAACTCAGCCAAGTCAATCCGCTCTGGCTTCTCAATCCCCGGCCCTCCCGGTATCAACCAAGCTGTCTTGCTCTCCTTGTATTCATATGGCCCGCCGCGCATGTAGCAGCCCTTCAGATTCTGCCCGCGCCCGGCTTGTTCCTTGCGGCTTGCGAAGCCATTGTGTTGATTCCTTGTGTACCCTGCTCTGCCCTTTGAGTCTACCAGAACCCCTCCGACAAATGCCAAGTGGCCTGCCTGCTGATTCGCCCAGTGGTTATGAACCGTCTCAAGATATTTGCGGTGAAATGCACAGCCAGCTGGTAGCCCAACGGTCACTATCCGTGAGGGCTGATGATCACTCCAACAGTACCGGTCACGCAGGATCTCACCCCAGCGTGTCTGCTCACGGTCAACAACCCAGATGACAGCTGCGTTGGCCCTCTCCCCGACATGCTCCACCAGATCGCAAACGTCATCCCCCATCGCCACATCGCAGGCGATGATCCACTTGTACTGCTCTCTGGCTGTCTGGCTCATCATTGACGGGAATGTGTACCGCTCAAGATACTCTGCTTGCTGATCTGGCGGCACCCTTTCCCCGCCCCACTCCATGCCAAGACCAACCCCCGTCAAGACGTGGTGTTCAGTTTCAGGATGTTCATCGCACATAGCTGCTCCTTGGGTACACAGTAACACTTTGGACGCGGCTTGTTGAAATCCGTCAGCCACTCCTCCCTCATCGCATCCGCTCCCTTGATCCATCCGACAACCGCATACTTTGGCGCCCATCCCTTGACCCAAACATACCGCCTGTCCGGGTTGTCGCCCGGCCTGATGATGAGTGAGGGGTTTGTCCTCCGCACCTCAATGTCCGGCCAGATGTCCGGGTCAGATCCCTGATCCACGGATGCTGGCCAGTGGACACCCAACGCTCTGGCAACAGCCAGCTCTGCTACCGCACCCTCAATGTCTGCCTTCCATGCGATGTCCTCCGGGTTGGCACCGTGTCGGTCACGCCCGCCCCGCTTCAGCACGGCAATCCTCCTCTCGCAGCCCACATGAATCCCCCGCCATACATCGGCCCAACTCAGTTCAATGTCCATCTGGATTCAGCCTCCACGCTTCCACAGTGCCACTGATGCCTTCTTTGTCCCGTAGCTCCACGCCACCACAGAGTATCCGCTGACCTTCTGCGAGTATGCTGCCCAATACTCATTCATGTCGCAGGTTGCCAACCCATACCCCCGGTAGTTGAGGTGAATCCTCGACATGGCAATGTCTGTGGAGAATGCATACGTGGGGGCCAGCCCCGCCAGAGCTGACTCAAAAAATTCTCTTGAGTTCACGGTCATCGCTGATGCGTCAAACATCAACAGGTCGCAGGGCAAGTCTGGCGGTGGTTCCGGGAACAGGCTCTGTCGCACCTCAACCCCCTCCGGGACAACAGCCGCTGCCACTGTCCTCTCATCCCGCTCATAGCCAACATACCCGCACTTGGGCCATCTGGCCTTCACCAGCTCTGCCCAACGCCCCAACCCGTATCTCGCATCCACAACAGACTCCGGCTGGAAGGTGTCCGGGATGTGAGCCAATGCCTTGACGAACCCCTGAAAGTGCATCCGCAAACCGTTTGGCGAGATGTCAATGGCGGCCTTGTTTTTGATTGGATCTTCAGTTGAAATCTGCGGGTCAGTCATCACTCCCCCTCCATCGCCAGTATCTGCTTGAAGTCCACTTTGAATTGCGGCACTGAGTTCATGTTGAGGCTCTGCTTCAAACCGTTGGCAGTGTCTCCGCAATTCACCAGATCCAGATTCAGTGTGCCCAGTAGCATCCCCAGCACACTTGTCCACATCGCCTTGGACAACCACCACGCGCCATACCGGTGCTTGGCATACCCGATCACCGCCTCACGGCCCTCCACCGCATAACCTATCCCGCCCACCAGCTGATCTTGCAAATAGAATCCTACAAAGTTCATCTGCTGCAACTCCACCATCGCCCGGTAGTGCCCCTTCACCACCATGTCGTTGGGCCTTGCCTTTGTCTTGTCGTCAATCCACAGGTCAAGAAGCTCCAGCAGCTCTGCCGGCTGATCAACATTGTCCATTCGCACTCCCTCCCGGAGTGACTTGTTGACGGCCCGCTTCCCCTGCTTGCCCCCATCCCATCCCCGCTCAACAAAGTAGCACGGGCCACCGGACTTTTTCACCGGCACATCAGCACCAATGGAGTCGCACCAGCTCAGTGACCGGATGCGCTTTGTGTTCGCACCAACCGGGATTCTGGGAACCGTCTCTGGCGGGTCAAGCAGAACAAGGTCACGGCCCCTCCTCCTCCAGCACCGCCCGTCAATAATTTCAACAGCCCCGTATCCGGTTGACTTGAAGGCATTCAGGATGGCCGTGTAATTCCAATAGTCTTTCAACGCTTCCCCCCCTGCCTTGCCTTCCAGCCGTCTGTGAACCAGTCATCAAGCATCTCTGGAGTTGGCAGCAAACCTATCGTCAGGTCATCCAGCTCATCCCGCTTGTACCATCTTGGGTCATGTACCAACTTGAGATACAGAATGTTGCCCATCGACAGCTCTGGAAGCAACTCCCCGTTGACGCGGATTCTGTCGCCGTGGAACAGACGGTGGCAGAGGGAACACAACCGCGCAATGTTTGGCCGGATATGCTTGCGGCCTGAGCCTCCAATGATGTGGTGGTTCTCCAGACGCTGCGGTGCTGCCCAGATGTCCTGCGAGACTGGTCGTGCCAAACCCGGCTGCCAGCCACAGGCCCAGCAGTGAGTATGTCGATCCATGAACACCGCAAACATCTGCCGGTCTTGGTCAGATAATTTCCTTGCCATTGCGTATCTCCTCCATGATCCCCAACGCCATGTAGACAACCGCCCACGGGTCATCCTCCATTCGCTCTGATCGCTCCAGAATTTTCCGCACCCCCTGCAACACCCTCTCAGCCTCCCTCCGGCCCTCTGCGGCTTTCCCACTTAACTCCCCATTTGAGGCACCCGGATTGGTTAGAGGGCCATCAGCGGCCCTTCTGGGGGCATTGAGAACGGACAACGGCTGCCCCGTCCATATGTCCAGCTCACCGAACAATTCCTGTAGCCGCTCCTTGGAGCCACCCCCCTGAATCCAATCGGTCACATCCCCCTTCTCAGCCAGCCCCGGCAACTGCATCACCCGGATCTCCCCGTCATTGCTCCGCAGACTGTTCGCAACCTCCTCTGCGTGCTTGACCCCGGCCTCATCATTGTCCGGGATGACCACCACGCGCCTCCCCTTCAATGCCCCTGTGTATGAATCACGCCACTTGCCTGCCCCGCCCGGATTGCACGTTGCCAACAGCCCAAGCTGCCTCAGTGACTCAACATCCTTCTCGCCCTCGACAACGAACACAACCCGCTTCTCATCTGCCTCCAACAGCTCAGGATACCTGTACAGCACCCGCTCTGTGTCTGCGAGATTCCAGACCCATCCCCCGTTGCCGTCTGGTCGCCGCTGCCTGAAATCTTTTGGCTCCCTCCGCACCGACTGGTACAACAACTCCCCTTCCGCATTTTTGTAGTCATAGGTTTTTGATTCCACCATCTTCACTGACCCTCCTTCATGGCTAAAGAATGCATTGGCCGGTAGTCCAAGTGACTGAATGATCTCTCCAAAAGAGCAGCCCGCGTGACACTTCACCAGCAACCTCCCGTCATCGTCTGCGACCTTCAAGCTGAGGCTGGACATCTTGTCCTCATGAGCTGGGCACTGAGCTGACCAGTTGCCGCCACCGCCCCCTCTGTTGAGCTGCTTTAATTTCTCAAACACATTGCTGTATCCCCAAACCTTGTTGTGCCCCTCCATGCCATCTTCCTCCTTGAAAATTCCTTTTGTCTCCGCAAACTTTCTTGTGCGCCCCCCCCTTTCCCAAACCCAACCTCACCGGTAATCTCTGAGTACAATTGAATATGTACTCAGCAGTTTGACGGTTCCCATTTCCCTTTCCGGGTTTTGACAGTCGATAGTTTACTCACCTACCTGACTGAAACATCTGGTTGACATCCTCCAGCGTCACCGGCTCAATTCTCTTGTAGCTGCCCGGCACCCCCTTGGCGACCGGCTCAGACTTATTGCCCAACCGTTCTGCCATCTCCTCCGACAGCCGGTGCGCATTCTCCCCCCGCTGTATTCTCACGATCACCCTTGTCGCCTCATTCTTGGTCAGCTCCCCATCCCACTTGAACCGCTTCCACTTGAGGAATTTCATCTGCTTCTCTGTCGCAACCTCAACATTGCGAATATCCGTGAACACCTTTCCATAGGCATCAAACGGGTTCACCTTGAGCCGCTGGTACAGTGCATCTGCCCGCACCTTCTCACGCTTGGCCCGCTCCAGCTTGGCCTTGTCCCGCTTCTGCTTTGCCCGGTCAACCTGCTTGGCGGCCAGCTCCAATGCCTTGTCAACATCCTCCTCTGTCTTGCGTTCCATCATGTTCTTTTGCGCACGCTTCAAAACCTCCTCTGGATAATGAACGCCACCCAAAACATCCGTGACGGATACCAGCCGGTGCTTGAGAGAATTGTCCACCAAGTCAGTGACCTTGATCTTGGGCTTGCCGCTGTTGGCTATTGCCTCCAGTCGCAGCTCCGGTGTGGAGCCAGCGAAGTCAACAACCCCCGGCAGTGGCCTTGTCCCGCGCCCGAACATCTGCGTGTAGACCAGAACAGACTTGGTGGGCCGTGCCATCACGATATGCTCGACACCCGGATCAAGGATTTCACCTGTGTCCGGGTCAACCATGCCGGGGCAATCCCAGCCCTCTGTCAACACGGCCACATTGACCAAGCAAGTGATGTCGCCGCTCTTGAATGCCCGCAGTGTTCTCTTGCGATGATCCTTGCTCAACCTCCGGGTGTCACCACAGACCCACCCGGCCTTGACCCCATACCGCTCATTGAACAGATTGCATAGTGCCTCTGCCTGATTCACGCTGACGCAGAACACCAGTGTCTTGAGCTTGTCGGCCCCTTCCCTCACGGCCACATCTGCGATCTCATGCAGCGGCCCCTCTTGCTCAAGGATGTGGGCCATTGCTGAACGCTGCAAATCTCCAGCGACAACTTTCACATCCCGCAGATTCAATGACTCAACTTGGCAGACGTTGACTGTGGGCGGCACCAGCCAGCCCTCCTTCACCGCTCGATCAATCCCCATCTCATAACTGCAATGCTCAAACACCCGCCCCAACGCTGACTTGTCGGTTCTGTTTGGCGTGGCGGTCACGCCCAGAATTTTCATGTTGGGGTTGTCGGCCCGCAGATGCTCAATGATCTTCCTGTACGATTGATTCTCATGACTGGCATGGTGAGCCTCATCAATGATCAGCAATCCAAACCCGCCAAACCGGGGCAGCCGTGCTTCATGCAAGCTCTGGCGTGAGGCGCACACGAATGTGGACTGGAACCCCGCTGCCTCTGTTGAGAAGTTTGCGCCCTGCTCGATGGCCGGGAGCAACCCGGTGCGCTCCTGAATCTTGCGGGCAGATTGTGCCACCAGCTCTGTCGTGTGCGCCACAACCATCACGCGCCCGAATGCGGCAATGTTTCTGCGGGCCAGCTCAATGAACACCTCTGTCTTGCCCAGCCCGGTAGCCATCTGCATCAGTGAACTCCCAACGACCGGGTTGCCTCCTTCCCGCAATCCAAAGTCACGCTCAAGAGCCTCCAAGCAATCCAGCTGATAATCTCGCAGCTGAATTTTCAGATCACTGACGGTTGGAGTATTCTTTGGCCCGCCGTGCGGCGGTGTCTCCTGATTGCTCAGGTCAAACAATGTCGTCTGTTTCTGTTGTTCCGTCATCCATTCCCTCCTTGTTGACTATCTCCTCCTGCTCTGACAAACTCAGACCTGACCAGACAAACCTAGTCATGAACCCCACGCCACCGGTTTCAGGGTGTGTCTCTGCTGTAGCATCCGGCCCGCCATGCCACACCAGCGGATAGTTCTGGTACAGATTATTCTTGGCGGCTTGAAGGTCAACGCGGATGCGAGTTGCGGGCAAGTATCTACTCAGCTCCACATCCGCTTCCAGATCCAGCACAATCTCAATCACATCATTCAGCTTTGCGATTGCCTCGTTGTACGGTTCCTGAACGGCCTCCAGCCACGCCCCGACACCGCCCGCCCTTGGGCTTGGCTTTGGTGTAGGCACCCTCGACACGCTGCGGAGTTTGCCTGCCTTGAACAGCTTGACCCGTCGTGTCTGCTCAGGCTTGGGCAGATTGATTATTTTCTCAGCTTCAAACAGAGTGACCTCACCGGTCTGGACGGACTCGATCAATGCGCCCGACCCCTCCTTGAGAACCCGGTCTGCCCGTTCTGTGTTCCGCTGTGACGCCCCGGTGACCCCCGCCGCATCAGGGATTGTTCCGTGGGTCAACCACTTCCGCATCTCAGCCGCTGCCATTCCAAGCTGGCTTGGGGTCAAGTGCCGTCTGGAATAGTTCAGGCTCCAGATGCGTGACGCCAGCTCATCCCTGTCGCCGTCAAATTCAATGCGGGTGTAGACGGGTGACACGCCCGCTTTGATGCAAGCCATCTGCCGGTTGCGGCCATCCACCACCAGCTTCGGGGGATGATCTCCCGGCCTGCACTCCCCGTACACATACTGGATTGGTTCCAGCAACCCGCCGCGCTTGATATCATCAGCCATCCCGGCCAGCCCATCCTCCGACAGCAACGGGAATATCGCCGCCACCTCATGCCACTCCATCTCCGCACGTGCCCGCTCAATCAGTTCCTGCATTTCCATACCGCTTGTCCTTCCATGAAATGGCGAGCAGGGAGCGCACCCGCAGACGCGCTCCCCGCCGCACCGTCACTCACTCACTCACTTCAATTCCCCTGTCCGGGACTCAGCCAGAAACTCCAGCGTGCCTTTTTGCTCCACCGTGAAAGCATCCGATGCCTGAACCCGGTCAAGCAATTCCTTGACCCGCTTCTTGGTGGTGGCCTGCTGGATCAACTTCTTGGCCGTGGTCACTGCCTCCGGTTCAGCTCCCGGTTGGTCAGGGTCAGCCAGCTCATCCCGGTCAACCGGAACCATCAGCCCAAAGAACAGGGCATATTTCATCGCCCCACTCATGGCCTTGGCGGTGGCCTTGTCGTCACCGTGACTCATGCCCTCCCCCGCTGCCCGTGAGACAACGCTTGATCCATCCGATGCGATGAACCTGATCTGCAACGACACCGTGGCATGGTAGATAGTTTTGGTGCCAGACTCCCTGTTTGTCACATGGTGATCCGTCACCTCCACCTCAGTACACACGCCATGCTTGCACAGCACCGGGCTGATCTGATTCAGGGCATCGTCAATGCCCCTGTAACGATACTTCTGGTGGCTGTTCTGCTGCTCCTTGCGTATGGCTCCGATCTCAGCAGTGATCGCAGGCAACAGTTGATAAATCAGTCTTGGTGCGTCTGGTGCCATCCTGATATCTCCTTGGTTCAAAATTGATGCGACATAGGGGGCAACCACTTTTGATTGCAGATCCCTGATCCTCCTCTCACGCTCCTCCTCACTCATCTCCTCACGCTCCTGCTGGCCGTCTCCGGTGGTTGCGGTATCCCCAGCGGGATCTTTGCCCCGTCTGCCCCCGGATTGGTTAGCATTGGAATCTCCACGCCCGCTGCCCTTCTTGTTTTTCCGGGCCTTGGGTGTTAATTCCTGTTTCACTTCATTAGCATCCGTCATCTCTCACTCTCCCTTCACCAGTGGTGGTTAACATAATCAACTTGCCTCCTTGCCAAACTTCCTCAGTGTCCAATCAGGAACCTCAATGACCTCAGATGGGAACTGGTGCGTTGTGTTCCTGAAATACTCAAGCGCACGGGCTGCTTGCAATTTCCCGATTGTCTCCAGCTGTATCTCCATTCCAATCTCCCGCGTTGCCTCCCCCATCTTGAAGATGTAGGTTTCATACGGTTCATCAGAGTGAACAAACAGCCAGTAAAAATCTGGCAGCTCCCCGTACAACTGCCGGAATGCCTCGCAGTACAACGCCGCTTGGCAGTGGTATTCCCGGTTGGCGATCTCCCTGCTGAACACATCAGAATTACCGGACAGGCGGGTTGTCTTGACATCCACAATCACCCCATCCTCGGCACTCACAAAATCAAACATTGCTTTCAACGGGAAGCCCGCAACCTGATCGTGGCCAAGGGTGAATCTGACGGCCACCTCCGGCAAACCTGATTCCATCAGCTTCCTTGCGGCCGGATTCTCATCCACCATGTTCATCATGCCCATGATTCGCACGGCAGCGGCGGCAGGCAGAACTGTCCGATCATTGTCCTGTTGCAAGCCCTCAAGATATTCACGGTGCTTCTTGAGCCTGCGATTGATCGGCTCACCGTCAATCTCCTCCGGCTCATAAACATATCGCCCGGCGAACTCCTCCGGCTCCAGCAACGCACAGTGGAACGCTGACCCAAAGATCATCTCAGCCGATGGCTCAGTGGGCTTGGAATCCCCCGTTATGTAAACAGACTCATACAGCTCCAGTGACCTCCGGGCCACCTTGAGAGAACTGCTGCTGTCTGCCCCCCGGTCAGCGTGATACGCTTGGTTGTCAACATCCCAAACTTCCCCCCTCAGCTCCCCGTCATTTTCAACTCTCATCATCAGTCTCCTTGTATTCAAATGTCCGGCGAATGTCGCCACGGTAATGCCCAATGCCCGTGTGGACGATGGGCGACGCAACCTCCATCCAAACCTCCTCTCCCAAATCCCTCCACAGCTTGCAAAAGTGATAATCCTCAGACAGATACCTCTTGGCATCTGCGTCATAGCTCGTCTCAAAGAACAGCCAAAAGTTGCTGTTGATCTCCGGGTGTATGTGGTCATAGTTGCAGCACGATGTTTTCTCACCGCAGTGTAGCTCAGGATAGGCCAACCGCATTTGGTCGATGCATGACCGGCTGATCAGCATCAGGCCCGTCGCCACATCACGCACCCGGCAGAACCCATCCTCAACTGACAGCTCAATATCCCCGTCATCATTCGTGTTGGCGGTGAAAGCATAGGTGCAAGAGTTGGCCCAAACGTCAGCCGGTTCCTCATACCTTTGCACCGCCTCACGCAGCTTCCCAATTGGGTATTCTTTGAGCGGGTAGCAGCCGCCAACAACGTCATGACCGCTTGTCAGCATCCTGATGACCGCTGCCGGTTTGAAATGTATGTCGCTGTCCACAAACAACAGGTGAGAAAATTCTGGCTTGGCTATGAAGTAGCCGGTCAGCCCGTTGCGTGCCCTTGTGATCAGGCTTTCCCCGCCCGGTGTCACCAGCTCCATACTTGCCCCATGATCCCGGAGGATGTGAGACAGCTCCATCAGGCTCCTCACGCATCCCTCCGTCAACCTCCCGTCGTGACAGGGAGTTGCTATCAACACACTCACATTCCCAAGTCCAGCCATTGTGACCTCCTCTCTGATCTTGAAACCTCCCACCAGTAATAATCCTCACCGGGGGACACCACTCCATCCAACCGCCGCGTGTCTGTTATCACGCAGGCTTGGTACTGACTTTGCCTCCAACCCCGCTCCGACCATAGTGGCGACTCCATGTGTGGTAAACCGGACTGAAAGAACACTCTGAAATCATCTGTACCCCGCTCCATTGGGAGCCACAGAGAATTGCGATCACGCTGCTCCTCTGACTTTG